TCCTTTGGTGCAAACGGGATGACGCAGAGGTTTAGCGTGTCGGGCTCATAAAACACCAATGTTTTATTAGGTCACCCGGAAGTCGAATGTTCGAATCATTCTCCCGTTAATTTTTAGAATCTCCCCAGATTGTAAAAATTATACCTTTCTTTTCAACTGAAACACGTGTTCGACGACGATACTCGCACCCATGAACGTCAAAATCGCGTTATCGTATTGAAATCCGTACGCCACGAACACGAAACCCCAGATAAACGCCAACAGATCCGTCACGGGTGCCGCCATGTAACTACAGTTCGACTCAGTTGGTAACGATGCCTCCATAATTTGATAATATGCGTACCCAGCGATGGTAGATAACATCAGAGCAATGGTATGTTTATTCATGTGATAACCCCACATAAAAAAATAACCTCAATATATATAAAATGTCTGGTGGTATTGCCCAACTTGTTGCTATTGGCGCTCAGGATGCCCATCTCGTTGGCCAACCTGAAGTCAGCTTTTTTAGATCTAACTACCGTCGTCACACGAACTTTGCCCAAACCACGGAACGCCAAGTCCTCCAGGGCAACCCAACCGCGGGTGGTATCTCTACTGTTCGCTTCGAACGTAAGGGTGATCTCCTCGGATATTGCTACATTACCCGTCGTAGCCCAGCTGCTTACACCAAAGCCCAATGGTCTACCTACATTAAAAAGGTTGAACTTTTGGTCGGGGGTCAAGTGATTGATGAACAAACCTCCCACTTCTCCCAGTACATCGCACCAACCGTCATGGCCCAAACCACGAGCAAGGCGCCAGATCGTTCTTCTACGTCCACGTCTAGATTCTATCCACTCCGATTCTCTTTCTGTGAAAACTGGCAATCGGCGCTCCCATTGATTGCTCTTCAATACCATGATGTTGAATTGCGCATCACGTGGAACACCTCGGTCGAAAGCGACTTTGAAGTCCACGCCCAATACATCTACTTGGACACCGATGAACGCACCACTTTGGCGTCCCTCCCACAAAACATGGTGATCACTCAAACGCAACGATCCGTCGCGTCTGGTACCGCCATCCAGGAACTCAACTTCAATCACCCAGTGAAGCTCTTGGCGTCTTCGAATGTTTTCGATTCCACGGCGCTCGGTATCGCCACTGGTTCCATGAAGCTCCAAATCAATGGTACTGACGTCACTGACGCCAAGCCAACTGTTCCACACTACACGGAGTGCCCATTGTACTACCACACGGCGTGCTCTTCCACTAAGGATGATTCCGGTTCTTACTTCTTGTATCCATTCTGCCTCGAGACCTCCAAGCTCCAGCCAACGGGTTCTCTCAACTTCAGCCGATTGGATTCCGCGCGTCTCGTGTCTACCGGTGGCTCTTTCACCGCAGGTCAAGACATCTATGCCGTGAACTACAACATTTTGCGCATCGAAAACGGTATGGGTGGTTTGATGTACTCTAACTAAATTTATTTAAACACTAATAATAAATGCTTTGGCAATTTATATTTTTACTAGGGTTTGTTTTCGTACTCACGTATGACCCAAAATCCAGGACGCTCGAAAAAATCATAGTACCCAATGCCCCGTGTAAAGAAGGACATTACCACGAAGTTCAATTTGCAGAAAAGGGGTATCAATGTCCCCAAAACAGGGCATCTCATATGGGTGCAATTATATCTACTTAAAAAGAATACACGTTTCTATTACATAAATATGTTGAACTTCGATAGAGAAACGCTCACTCTCGCGGCGATCATCGTGTGTATCGCAGCTTCCGTGTACTTGTACAAGGAATTTACGAAGAGTAAGAATGATATCGAACACATTAAGAATTTCTGTAATAAACTCGTGACGCCACCACCACAACGCCGTCTCACTGAAATCCAGAGTGAAGATGAAGATGAAGACGAAGAACCAGTTCCCGTGAAAAAAACTGCCGTGGAAGATGAAAATTAACATCTTCGACAATTATAACTTGCGAACAGCGCAATGAAAAAATATAAAGCCATCGCTATACCAGTAACATTCACGGGAGATAAACCTAAATTTCTTATCGTTCAGGATAAGAGATTTAAGGATTGGATTTTTGTCACGGGGGGATGCAGAAGACGTGAGATCTTTAACCCCATACGTTGTGCCTTACGAGAACTCGAGGAAGAAACGCGTGGTGTCGTTTCCCTCAAACGTGGTGAATACACCGAATTTAAATTTACAGTTAAAGAAAGTCCTACAGTTGATTTGGAGTATAACGTATTCATATTTTTTGTGAATTACACGAGACCCCAACAACTCGATATGATTAAAAAGTTTAATGACGAAAAACAAAAAATGAACTTGAGAAAAATACAAAAACAACCCATCAAACGAACTCACGACGAAAATGAATACATGGCTTTTGAATCATTACAAGAATTGCAATCCAGGAAACAATGGGAGCGTATAACCAAAAATATACTCGAAAACCCAGAATTTTATACCTGTGTGACTTCCATGAATAGAAAAACATTTTGTATTAAATAATGAAGTCTAAGAACTACATTTTAATGCAAATACATAACATTCTTATGGATAGACATGCATACTCCCAAGAAAAAGCCGAAAAGTACGTGGAAGATCACAGAGATGACAAAGTTTATGAACTCTTGGTCTTAAAAAAACAGCTCATGGAACAGGAAGAACAACAAATTGACGTCTCTATATCTAGAAGCATTTGGAGACACAATTACGAAGATTAATAATATTAAAAAAATGAAACTATATCTGTGTAAGTATGTTTAAGGCTTGGTGCAAACAAAATGGGTTTTGCAACCAAACCAATCTATCACATGTGCTCATGGACGGTGGATGTCTCTCCGTGCCTTTTGATAGATTGAATGATTTTTATGAAAAATACGTGGAGTGTATAAAGTCGGGCGAAAAGCTCTTCGTGGTAGAACAGAAAACGATTGATGCATACAATTTCTTTGTAGACCTCGACTATAAAGACGATGACCCGTTAACAATAGAAGAAGTTGAACGCATCTGTCGTGTTATCTGTGATAAAGTGAGTAAGTTTGGTGGAAAAGACGCACTCGTGTCTGTCGCCAAACCAAAACCATCCGGTGACTACATCAAAACGGGTGTACACATCAATTGGCCAAACTTTCCAGTGAACAGATCATCGGCCATCGCACTCCGAGATCACATCATCCAAACGCTCACGATGGTGTATGGATCAAAAGATTGGAAAAATATAGTGGATTTGTCCGTATACGGAAGCAGTGAGAGAAACACGCGTGGGAGTGGTTTTAGAATGCCGTTTTCACACAAAAAAGCCAAACACGAAGCGTGTGGAGGTGAAGGGTGTGAAGGGTGTAATAACACCGGCAAAGAAACACAAGGAGAATATCTACCCATTTTGAGATATAAACATGGTATATTGTCCATGTTCGAAAAGGTATCGCATGAACCATCCGTCGACATCATGTTTATGGCGACACTCCGAACGCAGGGTGTAGAACCAAATGTGGTGGTTGGTTCAAACAAGAAAGAGGGTGCATTCACGGCTTCGCAGACCAAAAATGAATTCACGGATCAGGCGACCGTCGCATCCATAGAAACATTCATACGGAAAAACATGGAAGGTCAAGCGAATGCGCGCGTCACTAAAGTCTATAAACATCAAAATAGCTATCTCATATCTACGAACTCGAGATATTGCGAAAACAGAAAAAGGGAACACGGCTCCAATCACGTGTGGTTTCACATCATGGGAGACGTCGTGTGTCAGAAATGTTTTTGTAAGTGTGAGACCTTACGAGGAAGACATTATGGGTTCTGCAAAGACTTTTCTGGTAGAAAACATCAATTACCACCCAAAATAACCGAAAATCTCAGTGCAGCGAAATACAAAAAGCCACCGCCTAAAAAACCAAAAAAGGATATCAGTCAGGCTGTACCCCTACTCAATGAATACATAGAAAAGCATATATTTCCAGGGGTAGACGTGAAAGAACTCAAAAAAATAAAGGCCAATGTGTTTGACGCACTCACCGAGAACATGTGTGGTAAGTGCGATACACGGGTATCCTTTTCCATAAAGAAGAAAATCATTAAACAGGTGTGTAAGTGTAACACGCGCGAGCATATGCTCTCAGATAAAATAGTCGATAAGTTATAGATGTTAGCATTTGTATTTTTGATTGCAGTCATATATGTCACATCCAGAGTCGTTTACATTAAGCCGAGTGAACAGAAAATAGATCAACTCATAAAACAGTCTCTCCAATATTCCGGTGTTAATAAGTTTTTGTACAGGGAATTCCTTGCGAACATTAACATGGCCAAGGAATACAAAGCGCACGAAGATATATCCGGTAAACTACTCGAAAGAGCTCTAGGAAACCTCGAAGAGATCGCATCTTTGGCGGGAGACATAGATAGTTCGTACATAAGTGAAATAGGAGAACTCATAATAAATATTAAACAGGAATTTGAAATACTTAAAGACGAAACTTTATTAAAATAAAATGAGCACTGAAACCCGAACTAGATCCGGTAGAGTATCCAAGCCACCGGAAAGGTTGGAAATCATAGAAGACGTAGAGGATGACTACGATGAAGATGATTACGACACAGATTTTGATTCGGACGATTGCTTCACGGATGACGAAGAAGACGAAGAAGACGAAGATGACGACGAAGACGCGGATGAAGATGGAAATTTGAAGGGTTTCATCGTGGACGATGACGAAGAAGACGATGAGGAATAATACAGTTAAAAAAATAATTACAAAATCTATAAATGGAGACTGATATCGGTAATCCAATTGACTATACCCCTGATATTATGGATGAGAGCGATAAAAAAGAACCGAGTGAAATTGACCGGGAGGAACCACCGTATTATTACTATCCTCCACCACAAGCACCCATGCAACCACAATATCAGGAAAAGATAGACATATTTTCTAATTTAGACAAAACGGCTTACATAGTCATTTTTGTAGCATTCATTTTAGGCTTTTTCATGGGGAAAACCATGCAACCAGTCATCCTTCGGCCGGGGTGATATTCCCTCAAAGTCGGTAGTTGGGACGGTGTCATCCTCAGTAAAGTAAGCTCTGCTCACAATGAGTGGATCCTTCGATATGGCGTCGGCGAGCTCCGTCGCTGATACGTAACTCGATTCATCTTCCATTCTCTGTTTAACTTCACGTATTTTGATTTCTTTCAAAGTTAAACCGAGTATGTATAACGCGATAAGAATGGTCACCACGTTAAGTGCGATGGTCAACATACTTATATGTATATAACATTAAATTTTTTTAGTTAGAGTTCACTTCTTCACCCTTATCTTCAGCCACGGTAATAGTCGCATCCGTCGATGCCTCGGATTCCTTTTCTTTTCTGCGTTCCTCGATCTCTTTCGCGACGATCGCATCGGCCTCCTTCACGAGTTCTTCCATTGGTGTATCTGGCTTTTCCTTCTTGAGACGCTCAATCACCTCCGCTGGGTGACTGATCGGCTTTTCGTCTGGTTTCGTGTAATACTTTGAGTTTTCATCACCTGGTTTAATGAACGAGTTTCCAGATTCCATCATGTCTCGCTTACGCTCTTCAAACATCTTCGCCGCCATTTGTTGGTTTTCCTTGTATCCAGACATCAACTCTTGAAGCTTCTCGTTCGTGTAATGCACGTCATCGATGGCCGCTGGATCCGGTGGAATGAGTAGCCATTTGTACATGTCCACGACATAGATATCAAACGTAGAATCTTCCTTTTGAAGGCGCTTCGCGTGGCTTGCAGCTTCTTCGCGCGTGTTGAAAGCACCACGGATCTTGATACCAAACTTATCGTTCTTTTGTGGACACTCCGGGCCAACCACGGAAAGGCAGGCGTAAAGTTGTCCGGGTACGGTGGTATAATCTTGTTCGAGCGACATTTCTACACTACACTCGTATTAAAACTTTAAGCCAAGTTAAAAAATTCATGCGATGTGTATTAAATGGTCCACACATTCTGGGATACACAACCCATGCCTAAAGAAACCGGTGAGAAAATAGGTGAAATAGATTCATCTAGAAAATATAGCGAAACACCCGTTAAACTCCCCGACGAATTCGAATGGTCCACGTGTACCATCGACGAAATCAGTGTTTTAATCAGTTTACACTATATACGGGATGAGCACTTTTCTTTGGAGTACTCGAGACAATTCATCGCGTGGGCGACCGACCACGAATGGAATTTGGGTATTCGCACGAAATCAAACGGAAAGCTCGTTGGGTTCATATCTGGTATGCCCTCTAAATACAGAATTCACGATAAAATATTACCCGTGTTACAGATAAACTTTCTGTGTGTTCACGATACACTCAGAGACAGGGGTATGGCGCCGCGTCTCATATCTGAAATAAGAAGGAGAGCTAACGCGTGTGGAATATGGCAAGCGGTATACACGGCTGTCGCGGAACTACCGACACCCATAGCCAAGTCAAACTATTGGCACAGACTTTTAAATGTACCCAAACTGAACAAGGCAAAATTTTCACGGGAGCGCGAGAGAGCACACATCGTGCGTGGTTCGTGTCAGCACAGACTCGTGACCAAAGAAGACGTACCCAAAATGGTGCGCGCACTCGATGAACACATGTCTAAATATTCCATTGCACCCGTGATTGATGAAGAGTACGTGACTCGTTGGCTCTTACCCATAGAAGGTCTGGTATACACATACATAGACGATACAGATCACGTCACGTCTTATTACTCAGTTCCATACACGTCCGTGAAATCGGGGATTCGGATTAACCAGGCTTACATGTTCTATGATACCGGGAAAGGAGACCTAAAAGATGCAGTGATTTTGGCTCGAAACGCGGGGTTCGATGTTTATAACACACTCGATGTTGGTTTGGAATGCAGTACACTTTCCGATTCAAAGTTCATGAAAGGTAATGGTCATAATCACTGTTACGTTTACAATTGGTCTTGTGGAGACATCTCACCCGAAAATATATTCATGAGATTTTTCTAAATGTTTTTAAAATTTTTTTTATTTTTTTTATTTCTTTTTTAAAAAAGAAAGAAAAAAAATATTTTTTTTCTAAAACTTTGTAAATATACAAAAAATCTATATTACCGTGTCTTGTGTTTAATTCGTACTTAATACTATATTCATGGGATTTTTATAAATGTTTTTAAAATTTTTTTTTATTTTTTTTATTTCTTTTTTAAAAAAGAAAGAAAAAAAAAATATTTTTTTTCTAAAACTTAAGTCGGTGACTTAAAAATAAAATTTCATACCTAACCATGGAAGAGATACGTAGGTACCATAACGAAGAGAAACGTAAACTGATACAGTCCGTGGCTAGAGAAGGACAGTCAGTTTTAGACGTGGGTTGTGGTTTCGGTGGCGATCTCAAAAAATGGCAACACGCGGGGGTAAACATAAACATGTGTGAACCGTGTGAAGAAGCCTTGGAAGAGGCAAAGACGCGCGCAAAAAATTTACGTATACGCGTAAATTTTTATCACGGTGATATTTTTTCGACACCCAACAGAAAATATGACATAGTGTGTTACAACTTTGCCCTTCACTACATTTTTCAATCGAAAGAATTGTTTATGGATACCACGAAGTGTATAGCGAGTAAGATGAAAATAGGAAGTGTGTTCATGGGTATAATACCCGACTCCGAAAACATCATATTCAAAACACCCGTGAATCACGAGACTGGGAGTTTCTTCGTCATGAAAGGTACGAGTACCGGTGATTTCGGAGAAAAGTTATTCGTACACTTAGAAGGCACGCCGTATTACGATGAAGGCGCCAAATCCGAGCCCATAGCACACAAAGACCTACTCGTCACGCGTTTAGAAAAATTAGGATTTAGATTACACACATGGGAAAGTTTAGGGGGTAATTCTATATCGGAGTTGTACTCTAAATTTATCTTTGTATATAAGAGATGATACCTGCGTTGTTGTTATTTTTAATAAACCTATACATATTCATCAACACAAAAGTACCAGAAAACCTTAAGATCGTCCGAGAAAAATATACCATTCTCAGGGAGCATCTCAAGAATACAAACAACGAAGAGTTCGAAATGCTTTGCAAAGAGATACCCATCACGGCACACAATAGAGCACAGAGTGGTAACGTCGGATACAACGTGAATAAAGGGAGTGAAATAGGCTTGTGCATCAACGGCGAACCCAATCAGATATTTCACGTTTTGATACACGAGTTGGCGCACTGTTCCGTGAATGAATACTCACACAGTCAGAAATTCTGGGATAAATACGACAGTCTGAAGAGTATATGCGTTGCGATAGGTGTTTACCAAGAGATACCACAGAAGACTAAATTCTGTGGTAAATACATTCAGGATAAATAATGTGTGCTAACTATAAATGCGCGATAGACCAGTTGACCTCGCGAAGGTAGTCATTCTGTGGATCCTTTTGTTCATAGGGACGTACATGCCCTTCATCATCGATGCCGTCGGTGAACAAAAATATTGGTTGAATCTGCTTCTCATCACATTTTTCATACCAAACATCATACATGCGATCGCCCGTGGTCAATCCCCACTCGATTTGATGGCGGTTGACTTTAACTTTTTCTTTACCGCGACCGTCGTCGCCACCTTTTTCACGTGGTTGACCACGTTTTGGAAGGGTGATTTGAAAGATAAGATGCGTAATTTTGGAAGAGACCCTAAGAGCACAGGAATTATTCTGTCGATTTTAGGTTCTTACTTCGCACTCGGAAGTTTGGTCGCATATTTCGCGACTGGACAAGTCATGTATGTGCACGCGCTTAGGCGTAACGTTTAAGCACGTAGAAAATAACGGCAGCGACGGCACCAGTGGCCGCGAGGCCGACGGCGCTTCGGTGTCCTTGTTCGTTCAAGAACGAGGGCACGTAATTGGCCAACTTTTCCTGAACAGGCTTACTAATGGCAGCCGCAGTACACGCCGCAACGATGGCGGCTTGCATCTGCTCATCAGTAAGGTTGAATGGATTTTTGTTTTGTGGAGCCGCTTGTTGTTGTTGTTGTGGCTGCTGCATGACCATGGGTGGTGGTTGCATCATTTGTTGCTGTTGCATGCGTGGATCAGAATCCATCATTGGTGGTTCGAGTGGCATTTCTGGCTGACCCATTATATCAGAGATTGGAGTGGAATCCATGGTCGTTTCTTTATTTTGTCCTATATTTTTTTCATGTTCGTTTTGCACAAAAGAAGTTGTCGCGTTTTGGAGTGGTACCATACCATCTCCATTATCAGATAAGTTCATCGTTCTCACGTCCGACATTTATATGTACTGACTTTTTCGAAATGTGTGACTGACGCGTTTATCTTTTTTTCGTGATCGTTAGCGCTGTTTTCTTAGTCGCTTTTTTGGCGTCAACCTCCTGCTGTTCCAAATATTTCGGGTTGTACATTTTCTTGTGCATAGTCCAAAGTTGCGGGCTTCCTACCCTGAATCCTTTTCTTATTTTAGCTTTGTACCAAAATACACAATCCTGTATTCTATTGGATTTAACAGTATTATCCAATACGAGACACTCGTAGTTTTCCGTGCACGCATCCATTACTTTGCAGAACATATCAAACGAAGGGAAAATACCAAAGAATGATTTATAGAGCTTTTCTCGGTTCTGTATGATGTTTTCCCTGAGTATAAACACATAGTCTACATTCGCCCGCAACGCCGGTGGAAGGTCCATCACGTACTGCATCGTCAACATGAAAAAGATCTTCCAGTGTCTACCGTTCATAAAACACTGTCGAATGCACGTGTCCTTTAAAAATTTACTGTCGTACATACAGTCATCCAAAAGCATGAAAGCACCGCAATTAGTTTTTCCTGCACCCACGAGTTTACGCTGCCTGGACATCACGCGTTCGATGGCTTCCCTGTCGTAATCACCGTACACACACAAATCTGGTATAAATTCCGAGTAAAAGTGGTTACCTTCCTCCGTCCCAGATAGCACTATACCCGCTGGTAAGTGTCTTTTGTAGTACATGATGTCTTTCACGAGGGTGGATTTCCCTGTGTTACGCTTACCAACAAAAACGCACACCCGGTCGTCGGTCATGGTTTCTGGGTTGAATTTCTTCAATTGAAGATTCATTCTAATGTATCGCCTCGTTTTATTTACCAAAATTTTACTCACAAATAGTAGGAATGTCGGGTCGTTTAACACTCGCAACCACAGGCATTCAGGGGAGATGGCTCACCGAAGAGCCAGAATATTCTCATTTCCTGATGAATTTTAGACAACACACAAAATTTGCATTCGAAGACATAGAAATTCCGTGCGAGCGGTTTAGTAAATTTGGTGACGTCACCATGTGTCAAATACCCCAAAACAAGGGGGATCTCATACGATCCATGATGCTCAAAGTGACCCTACCTCCACCCAAAATGCCCAACGAGACCTACACAGTCACGGACAACGGTGGTCAACTCGAGATAGGTGGATCCACGGAGATTACTCTCTACCAAGGGAGTACGTACACATTTGAGGCACTCGATGCGTATACCATATCTAAGACCGTCAATGGGTCGGAGTACACGTACGATAAATACCCCAATATGATCACTAAAGATGGAAACAACACCACATTTACGGTGCCTTACGTGCTTCCAGTGGTTCCGGATGATGAAGAAGATGCGGTGCCTTACACACTCTATTACGGTAAGTCTGGGGTCACACCCGTCACATTTAAAATCAAGAGTGTTCGGTGGAACAAATCCATCGCGACTAGAATGATAGATTACGTAGACCTGAAGATAGGTTCGCAGACGATCGAACGCCTCACGGGTGAATACATATACATGTATAACCAATTGAATCTCAATTCAGATGATATAGAATTCGTGATAAAGCCAGTGACGAGTCACAATTCATATCCTATCATATTGTTTAAGGATTACGAATACAGGCTACACTTACCGTTTTATTTCTTGAGAAATCCAAGTTTAGCTATACCCGTGTGTGCACTCACAAAGCAGATCGTAGAATTGGAAATAAAAACAAAGCCATACGATGAACTCGTGGTAGAATACGATAGGGAGACGGGTGTCGCGTCTGCGATGCCTTCCAGTGTAATTGAACCAGAGGTGAAAAGCATGTCTGTTTCCACTGATTTCGTGTTCGTCACTGAAGATGAACGCAACTTTTTGCTGTCTAAACCCATTGAATATGTGATCACACAGCTCCAAATGGCGCAATTTAAGATAAAAGCTGGTCAAACCGATAGATCCGTCATGATTAATTTTGATCACCCGGTAAAAGAGATGTTCTTTGTAGCGGTGAGTGATGATTTATACAAACACACAAAAATAACCAACGTAAACCTAAAATTTAACAACAACGAAGTGATAGATTCAGATGATTTAATGTTATCGAGCGAACAGCCACTCAAACATCACACTGGATACATAGACACCGAGCACACGTTCGGTATTCACAGCTTTTCCATAAAACCAGAGATGTACTATCCAACTGGTCAAGTGAACATGAGTCGTGTAATTCACAAACTTCTGAATGTAAAGATAGAAGAATCTTCATTTGATAACACCGTGCGTGTCTATGCACTGAATTACAACGTGTTGCGTGTGGAAAGTGGTTTAGCGGGTTTAAAATTTTAGGGAGCTATAGTAGTAATGGCCGGTAGAATTCAATTGGATACAAAGGGCCCACAGGACAAATATTTCACGGATGACCCAGAATTTACCTATTTTATCAAAAACTTTAAAACCCATGGTAATTTTTCTAGGTTTCACACAGATTTAGATTTCGACGGCGAACTTGACTTTGGTCAAGAAATAAGATGTGTCGTACCACAAAACCAAGGGGACTTACTACAAACGGCGAGTGTACGTGTGGAACTGAACCCATTAAATCAAACGTCTCCATCTGGGTACAGTTACATCTCGTATAACGAAAGCATCGGTCACGTCATGATTGAACATGCGGATTTGTATATAGGTGGTACATTAATACAACGCGTTACGAGTGATTTCTTAACTATACACTCCGAGAACTACACCACGCAGACACACCAAAGATCTCTATCTAATCTCATAGGAAAACCATACACGGAATTCAGTACGTATTCCGTAGCGAATGATTTAACCATCAATGGACACTTAACTACAAACTCAACTAAAGTTACAAAATATTTCGTAGACATACCGTTTTACTTTTACAAAAACCCTGAACTCGCGATACCTCTATACGCCATACGCAATCAAGAAGTTGAAATAGTGATTAAACTGAGAGACGTAAAAGATTGTGTTTACGGCATAAAAACAAGTCCTCCATCCGCGAGTGGTATTTATTACCTGGGTGAAGAATACAAAAACCTCATAAAGAGCATAAAATTGAACGTGGAAATGGTTTCCGTGAAAGATAAAAAATTTCCTAAGCGAGTCGATTACGTGATCACACAACTTCAAGAACAATCGTTTGATATAGGGGAGAATGACACTGAAATAACGGATAGACTTTCGTTTCAAAACCCAGTCAAAGAATTGATGTTCATTGTGCAAAGGCACAACGAACGTGAGGTCGGTACTAAAAATTTCGTGACTCCATTGGATTACGATTCATCGGTAGATAAAGTGATCGACGGTTCAGGGTTTGTCTTTACAAACTACGAAAATTTGAAATCCATAAGCCTCACACTCGATGGCCAAGATGTACTCACAGATATCACAGGGGATCTCATAAACCTCAGATCCATACAGAGTGGTATACACCACTCGAGAACTCAACTTCTTCGAAGATTTTATACATATAGTTTCGCTCTTGAACCAGAAAATCACGAATCAACGGGGTACATAAATTTTTCATACATAAAAGATCAGCTCATTAAAGCTAAACTGTTTGGTACAGGCAAAAGACAACTTAGAGTTTACGCGCTCAGTAATAATATACTCCGTGTGGAGAACGGAACTGCTTCTTTATTATTTAATTCATGATGAAGACAGGTTTTGGATTACCAAGCGATACAAACGTACAAAGCGAACAAATGGTCGAAAGCATACTCAACATCGTGGTACCGGTGATTGAAAAATCTATGCTTCTCGCATGCGAATACTCCAAAGCGTGTGGGCGAGATGTGGTGCTCGCACAAGATTTGGAGTATGCATCTAAATACTGTGTTATGCACACAGTCGGACAAGACCTTGGAAGCGTGCTCGAAGACACAGATGAAGACGTGGAAGATCTGGAAGTTGTCGATGAAGAAGACATACCATTCGAGCGATATTCAGGAAGCGATCCAAAATTCTTAAAAGTAAACGAAGCGTATGACGCATGGAATTCTTGGACGCCAACCAATCCGTCAGAACAAATATTAAAAAATGCTATTGATAGTAATGGACGCATCGGATGAACCATATGGCTGGTCATCAACCGAGTACAAATCATTTAAGGTTGACGACGATTCGTCAGATTCAGAATCTGAGTCGGAATCCGAGTCAGATTCTGAATCTGGTAAGAAAGGGTTGAAAGGATACAAGACAAAAACATATAAGAAGATTCTTACTGTAGAAGAATTACTACCAGAATAAAATTTTCTTTTATTAATATATACAATGTCCACCGCCGCCGAAACTGTTACTCTCGTCAGCCAAGAGCTCGAATCTCAATCTTTGAACGCCATCGTCGCCGGCTTCTCTTTCGCCGCGGCCTTGTCCTGGATGGACCTCGTCCGATGGATCGTTAACCAAATCGTCAAGGTTAACAAGAACGGTGGTATGAACTACACCCTCACCGCCCTCTTCACCACCCTCCTCTCCATCCTCGTGTACCTCGGTGTTTCTCGCGTGTCCACTCGTGTCCAAAAGCCAGCGCAACCAATCTTCGCGGTTACGCGCTAGGTTTCTTCATCGCGAGCAAAAGCACAACACACGTAGACACTATCAAAAAGATGGATACAAATGCATCCCATCTATTCACATGCTCTAGATCAGGTATGTGCATAGGCGCAGGCAATGAGAAATCCTTTTCAACTCGAGGCACAGTTTCGGCCTTACCAGTAGAACAGGCGATCGCAAGTTTCAGTACGTGATTCACATTTCTAAAATCGTATGGTATGAGTCTATTGTGGCTACTGTAAAAGAACTGCACTCGTATATCATCTATCTTTTGTTTAGATCCAGAATCAAAGTTGTGCTCTACCGTATCATCACCACTCGAAAAATTAATCACGTCCCCACATACCAAAATTCTACCCGTATAAAATGGAGTCGCGGAGTATATGGTTTTATTGAATTCATCTGAACCACTACTCAATCGTAAGACGAATGCATCCACACCCTGTAAATTTAACGAGCCCGTGGTGATTGATGTGCCCGTTGAAGACACGTTACGCGCTGGAAGCCCGAGTACATCGTGTGGCGTCGTGTATTCACCTGTAGACGTGTATCCATTCGTACCATCGTAAAACTTAAATGTAAATGTATTCGTTGCACCGAGGGTTATGGTGTTCAAGGAAGAATCGTACGCGTTGCTCGTGATAAAATTGGATCCACCCACGGCCGTGTTAATGGAGGTTTCAAGTGTTTGCGCGAGTTCATCGCCGTCGTAGTTGCCGTTTGGGAGTACAACTTCGTAATCACTCGTACTATCGTTGAAAGTAAAGGTATTGTTTCTATCGTGAATAAGCAATTGACTATTGTGTACACGCGCAGACACGAGTGTTATCTTTGAAACGTCATACACGGGGTTTGTGAGTGACATCGTGTAATCACTTGGATCCGGGTAAAGTATCGGGTCTCTTTCGCCACTATCTATGTCTAGTACATGGACCTTCATTAAAATATATGGACAATATTTTAATGAGTGTTAATACTCATACTATTATTATTTAGGAAAGGTGGTGGGCGAGTGGGTTATTCAACAATTGTCTCTTCGCCACATTCAAGCTGGAATTGGATGCATATGGATTCGCGTTACCCTTGTGTGGGTTGAAATCGTGGTAAGAATCATTCGTGTATTGCTGCGTCCAAGCGCCGTTCTGGGGGTTGACCCGACCGTCTACCCGAGTTGTATCGAGTCGCACGTTCGTGAGCATACCCCCTTGGTTGAGTGCATCGGCACGAACATTCATTCTACCTGGAGCGGACATACGGTTAGCCTTACCACGTCTTTCATCTGGTCTGAAACCATACTTGTTGAGTTCTTCGACCGTGTGTGGAGAGGCGTATGTACGTTTTTCTCCGATAGCCACCGCTGGAGACTCGAGGTAACCGTGTCTGAAGCTGTGAATACCTGGTTGTGGCTGGTTTCTGTAGGCGTATTGTTCAATGTTACCATCCTTCTTGTTTCTCGTTGGATCTTGTGGGAGCGTTTGACCCGATACAATTCGCTTGGCTGGAGCAACACTGAGTGTGTCCGTGCGAAGACCGGTTTCCGAACGGTTGGTTGTGCGCTTCGTCTTTTCGTGTTCTCCGCGTGGAGTTCTACCAGACATACCTTGCGCACGCCCAAACGTAACTGGAAGGCGTTCGGGCAAGAAGGCCGTCTTCTCTGGTCGATTATGAGACACGAGACCAACGCGTCCACGTCGACCACCCTTCGAATCGTACGCTGGACCAGATCTACCTGGGAGTGTAGTCAATCTGTAAGCGCCAACATTTTCTGGATTCACACGCAAAAGCTGTTGGTAACCACCGTAAGACTCCACATTTGGATCCACACCCAAACCTGGGCCAACCAATCTCTTTTCAATTGGAGAAAGGTTGTTCATTCGACCTGTATCATACATTCTGTTTCTCATATTAAGTATTTCACCACCCGCACTCTTTTGTTGGGGCGCGATGTCTCCAAAGTTACTCACGACACCCTTATTTATGTAAGGTTGTTCGAGTGGGTATTCTTTGAGAGGCGCCGGAGCCTCTTGAATGTCTGGCGTGAACACTTCATTCGTCGCCTGAACTGGTGGTTGTTCATATCTTTCCACTGGTTGACTGAGTTTCCGACCTGCGTAAATAAGACCGGCTATAGCTGCAACAGATATGGGATCAGCCATTCTTATTTCTTATTGATATTTTTATTTACGTATCTTTGTGTAAAAAGACCATTTTGCAGTTCAGCACGGGTACTCATTGGTTCGTAGCTCATGCTTTGCAAAGGCAACTTACATTCCATATTTTGGAGTGGGAAATAGTTGTTTTCGTAAGTTCTCGCGAGAACCTTGTTGAAACGAGAAGTCGATTGTGGTCGGAGCTCATCACTCGTTTCGATAAATTCCGCTGGGGCACCCTTACCAGCCATGTATGGCGCAGTTCCGTAAAGAGTTGTGTTTGGTCGACTCGAGCCATAGTTAAGAGTACTGGGCTGAGGGTACACAAACACTTCTTCGGTTGCGCAGTTCACTGGAACGGCTGGGTTTTGAACCAACTTAAGACCGGGCTGCAATTGGTAAGCCATTTATTATTACATAAGATTTATTTATCTAGGCGTGCGTGAATCCGTGCATACCACTTCTCTTGTCTCCGTTTGGATCGAGGCCGGCAAAGGCTTCGAGTTGGACACCTCGGGCATTTGGATCGCACATGGTTGGATCAGATTTGCACATGGGTTGGTTTTTGCGTCCATACAACCACTCCGCAAATCCAGTTTGATCGCTCACTGCGGTAGTCACCGGGCTGGAAACAAATTGCCTAGACACGGCGTTTTGTTGGTATTTTGGCAACGTAGATCTAGAGCGAGCTGGTCCAAATGGTGTGTTACCCACGACCATGTTATCCACTTGGGTACTCACATCTGGGTACGCACACGCACCTGGGCGCTCTGGGTTATCACCCATCAAATAATTCGACATTGGGTTGTCTCTGGTAGGCAATTGGCAATTGTTATTCACCGTATTGTAGTATTCAGCCCCACCCTTCACCATTTGAGACTTTTCCATTATATAAAGAACACTGAGTGCGGTCGCAGCGAGAATGAATACACGAACATCACGCTTGATGATGTAGTGTACGCACGCGGCGTAGATGATAAATCTAGAGGCCGCGTTCACACGCTCGGCTGAGGACTGTAATTTAGTTGGCCAGAATTCTGGGACTTTATCCGTTCTCACGAGTTGTTTAGGATCATTGAACCAAGAGCTCATTTATATATATTACGTTTATTTTTTCAACATACCACCCAGCATACCTTGCATGGTCTTCATGAGAGCGGATTCATCAATACCGGAGCCATCACTTTCCATTTGATCGGCACATTGCTTTGCAACCTTTTCAATCATGGAGAGAGTGTCTTCTGGGATACTACTGATAGTGGTACCGAGCATGTACAAGGTTTGAACATATTGCCAAATAGCATCCTTTGTGCCATCGGAGATGCTGGACCAATGACCTTCGAGGTTAATATCCTTCAAAAAGTCCAAATTCTTGAATTCGTTGATGAAAAACGTATCATCCTTGGCGGAAATCTTATCCGAAAATGGAGACACCCCCGCCATGAAACCGTCTACGACCAGACGCGGGTTAGTCTGTCGCATGAGTTCAAATCCCGACATACATTTCTTGATGCCCTTTTCTTCTGGAAACGTTTTGTGCAATTCCGCAAGAAATTGACCCATCATATCATTGAAAGCGTTTACAGAAGCCATGGTTATTAACTATTGAATAATAAGCGATTATTCTTTAAGCGAATGGTTCTGTAGATATGCTTTCTCTCTTACCTAGACCACCTGAAATTATAAAATAAACAAGAATAGCGTTAAGTGCGGCTGGTTTAGTGTACGCACTGGTTGGTAGCGCACCCTCGTTATTAATCTTCGCCTTTATGTGAATGTAACCAGCCGTAATCAAACCGGCAATTATACCGGCCCAAGCGGGATCTCTCAGATAGTCTTCAAGTTCCATTTAATTATAACCAACTTTTTTTGCACGAGCATCTGATGCGTCTGGGAAAAGGACGTCGTCATCCTCTTCTTCGGTCATCTGTGGCTCGGGCATTTTCACGTTACTGATCGTCTTAAACTCGTTATCCAAGTGCGACCCACCTTCTGATGGTTCTTCCATGGGTGGTGGCATCATGGGTTCTTCAGTTTCCCCCATTGGTTCCGAATCCATTTCTGGTTGAGGTTCCATTTCCTCTGGTTGTGGCTCCGACTCCGGCTCCGGTATTTCGTCGGAGAAATCGGGATCTTCCGTGTCTTCCATGGTTTCTCCTATATCGATGTCCTTGTTATCTTGAGACATGTAGGTTTGGAGAATTTGCTGAACTGGAATGAGTTCTCGAACAGACGCTTCGATGGCCGTGGATATACGTTGATACAACTGATCGTTACGTTCGTATTCATTTTGCGATTCGTGGAAAATGTATGGATCCTTGTAAATATCCTTCGCCACATTGTTGTAACACGTCTGCACGAAAACCTCGTTCGTTGGGAGTTTAAGGGAGATCTTCTTGTTATCCTTCCCTAGACGAACAGAAGAAAGAATCTTTACGCAGCTCACGAAAACCGCCGCGAGAAGGTCGTTAAACCACGCGATGCGATTGGAAATAGCGTCCGTGTGTTGCTTAGACATGGCTTCACTCCAGTTTGGAACCTCCTTCAAAAGTTTCTGGAACATGATCAAAACCTTTCTTCCCTTGGACATGGTGTACGCCTCATCGTACATTTTTTCAAAATTTTCTATCATAACTGGACACATGATATCACTCAATTGACCCAAGTATTCTCGTTTGGCTTCAACCAAGATATTGAGGTTATCCATTTATCATAAAATGAAATTTTTTTAATAGTTGTTTTTCGCATTTCCCCTGTATTTATTGGCAGCCTTTTTCAAATTAACAAACGATGGAAAATCACCAAAGTCTTCGTCATGTTGTGGTTGTTTTTTTGTTTGAGGTTTATTCTTTTTAACACTCCACGTGATGTATATTTCGTAATCATTAACCATAGATACTTGAAATCCACCCAATTCGAGTTGACGTTTTATGTATTGCGTTGCTTTCAATCTATCGAATGTTGGGTAACCAACGACAAACGCTGGTATTTCTGCGAACAGCTGTTTATTTCCGAACTCTACATTTTTTCGTATCTTGTTCGATATCTGTTCGTAGATCTTAACGTACGTCTCCTTTTTGAGACGGTTACGTTTTTCAGTTATTTTAGATATCTCATCTACACTGATCATTACAATATCTTAACGAATTATTTTTGCAATAATTCAGGCGCTGCGACTGTCTTCGTTTCGACCAGTTGTGGGCGTCCATACATTTCTTCGGCTGAACGCACGACCTTTTGAGTGAGTGGCTTAGACTTGATAGCATCGAGTTCACTTCGCCTGACTTGGGAAAAATCATCAAATTTGTATACGTCTACATTAGACGTAAACACGGTTTCATCGACCGCCTTATTCACACCGAGTGGTTGTGTGCGAACACCGTAGATCATCACGATTGGTTTGTTTTCAGATATACCGCGCACATAACTTTCCAAGATGTCTCTCGCCTTCTCGTCTCTTTGCTGTTGCGTCAAAGAGTCGTCGATGATGAGGGCGGCTATCTCAGCGAGCTTCTTGTCTTGATCCTCCTTGGATTTCGTGTAATTTCTGGTAGGTGCACTTGGATCATTGATGACCTTTATGTCGGAAGACACGGAGAAACCGAATGGGAAACCACCGCGCTTCATGATCATAAACATACACCTGTATATCTCTTCACCGGTGACCTTGTCTCTGTACTTTTTGACCGACGTGGTTTCCACGACGTAAGTACACAAACCTGTGATTTCAGACACGCGTTTATTCGTTTCGAGGACCATCTGTTCCATGACATCGTTCGACACGGTAAAGTCTTCCACTGGGTCATACAAGGTGAGATCTATTTCTTTCTGATTCACGACTTCACCCTTTTTGTCCGTGAATTGCTCTTTCCTGGACAACAACATCCAAATAAGTAACACGACGAGTACTATCACGAGTACGTTCATTATTATAACCCGACAAAATTTTTTCATGAGACCGGTTTATACACTGATATACACGACATCTAACCTATTTTGATTTTATACATGTATTTTTGATTACAAAGTTTAGAAAAAAAAATATTTTTTTTTATTTCTTTTTCCAAAAAGAAAGTGTAAAAAATAAAAAAAATATTTTGTAAACATTTAAAATTTTAAATTATGTATACTATCCACAAAATGAGACCAAAAGTATACCTTTATGTAGTAAATATATCTAATTGATACCTATTTTGATTTTATACGTGTATTTTTGATTACAAAGTTTAGAAAAAAAAATAATTTTTTTTATTTCTTTTTCCAAAAAGAAAGTGTAAAAAATAAAAAAAATATTTTGATGCGTCGGTATGAGTTAAAGTTTTTAATACCATAATTTAATAGATGTCACTTCTAATATATAGTCCCAAGTGTAGTCACAGCATAGACCTGATTGACTACATCAAGCGACAACCACAGCTTAGTCAGCTCGTGTCTTATCATAACATCAATACACAGGGTCTTCCGCAACAATATAGACACAAAATTCAGCGCGTTCCAACCATGCTCACGAAAAATGGGAAGATACTCGTGGGTAACGAAATCAAAAATTGGTTAGATTCTCTACTACCAAACAAAGAGATCGACGTGTGTGGTTTCGGCAACTGTAGCATGACTACCATAGACGGGGACACCGACGCAGACATTTTTAATTTGGATGACTACGGTCAAACTCTTCAGCCACCCATGACTGCTGAATTACAGGCAAAAATAAGCCAGGATGTATCGCAAGCCTATAATACAAACATAAAGAAATAGACCTTTCTAGAAAGAGATGAAACTCGCGACGATACAGGCTAGCGCCATAAAGTCTACCTTTGAGGTATTAAAGGATATACTTAATGACGTGAATATCTATTTTAAGCCGGATGGTATGTACATAGTAACTTTAGACACGGCTAGGACATCACTCGTAGACGTGTTCCTTTCGGCTGATAATTTCGAAGAGTACACGTGCGAACAAAACATACTGGCTGGTATAAATGTGTCTAATACGTTCAAACTTTTGAAGTCTATCACGAATAGCGATGTACTCGTGATTTCCATAGACTGCAAAGAATTCATGAACATCGAGATACACAGTGAAACCAAAAAGACGTGTACCAAGTTTGCGTTAAAATTGCTCGATATCAACGAAAGTCAAATCGAGGTTCCCGAAGTTAACATGACGACGATCACACCCATGCCGTCCATAGATTTCCAAAGAATATGCAGAGACATGTACAACATAGGCTCTGAAATAGAAATCACGCGTGATGGGTACATGCTTCGCCTCAAGTGTTCAGGTGATTTTGCAAACCAGGAGACTGAGATTCAGTGTACGGAAGAAAGTCCTTGTATTTCAGGTATTTATTCTCTTCGGTACATGAATATATTTACTAAAGCTACGAGCATGTGTTCGAGTGTACAGATAATGCAAGAGGAAAGGAACAGGTTTTTGATATTAAAGTATAACGTCGCAAATCTAGGTGAACTTAAATTTTACCTCGCGGCTAAAACACGCGAAGATCAGTAATGTAATCCTCGCGCGTACTCAAAATCTTCACCTTACCGAGTGCATTTTTAAGTTTTATTTTTGGATATTCTGATTTCAGTGTTTCCATATCGTAATATAACATATCACTAATCTTAACACGTTCACCGTGAAAATCACCTCTCGGACCTGCATATCTCTTAACCTTTTTCAAAATATCTTTCACAGGTTTATCATCTTGGTCGAGTATTTCCGCCGATACGAGTGGTATATTGAAAACGATACCATTTTTATTATGCGGGGGCCATTCATGATTCATGTTATATGTGAGATACTTGTACAATTTGTCGTTGTACCAGTATTTCACCCTAACTATAGTTTTCTTGACGTGTTCTGGTACAGTAGTTTTCCTGTAGTCGATACCCGTTAAATCCATGTAATGTTCATTGAAAGATCCATCCCACTTTTCAACTTCGCTAGACCAAACGTCATCCACCTGTGTATATTCTTTGTTGTTATCTGTAAAGTATTCTATACACGCTGAATACACACTGTGATCAGGTATGGATACAAATTTTTTGTATGTATCGTAAACCCACACAATTATGGTAGTTAAAAGATTGCGAAGCATCTTAATTAATTATATGGAGGGAAATTTTTTAAGCAGGTATAACAACAAGATACAAGACTGGAAAAATTCCATAGAAGATGACCCATCCAATAAATCTGCATACGAGGCGGAAATGTCTGATTACATCATAAAATGTATGCCTTACATGAAACAGTACGTAGATAACGTAGTGTACAAAGTGAGCACAGATAACGTCTTTGATTGCAAAGAGACGTCCGGGCTACAGAGAAAAGATATATTTAATCAATATCTTTCTGATGTAGAGAACATCAATGTAGACATAAAACACAACAAACGGGTCGATAAGTGTCCCACGTGCCCTGATAGCAACATATTTCACTTTGCAGACACGAGTGAACTCGTGTGTGATAATTGTGGACTAATAATAGCTACACTCATAAGTGAAGAATTAACATACCGAGAAGAACAAGAGACATCGGAAAAGATTGTGAATTATTCGTACAAGCGTGAGAATCACTTTAACGAATGGTTGTCTCAGTTCCAAGCACAAGAGACCACTAACATACCACAAGAAGTCATAGACGAGTTGAGGAATGAACTGAAGAAGATAAAAATAAAGTCACTCGAGGAAATCACACACGCGCGAGTGCGGAGTCTTCTCAAAAAGCTCAAACTTAATAAATATTACGAGCACGTCCCTTACATCACGAACATCCTCAGTGGTATCAAGCCTCCCAAGATGCCACAACAACTCGAAGAGCGTTTGCGTATCATGTTCAAAGACATACAAAAACCTTTCGACGACAATTGTCCATCCGATAGAAAGAATTTCCTTTCATATAGCTATGTGTTGTATAAATTTTGTGAACTTTTGAGTGAAGATTCGTATCTCAAATATTTCCCTCTACTCAAGAGTAAAGAGAAACTGTACCAACAAGACGTGATATGGAAGAAGATATGTCACGACCTTAGATGGGAATTCATACCAACCGTATAAAGAAATGAATACTCTAGAATTTATAATGAATGTGTACGAACAGTTTTGTGTAGATGAAGCCAAATTCCACCTAAACAAAGCGAACGAAATCCTGACTAAAGAAATGCAAGATCCTAAGAAATATTACGATGAAACGCTCAAGAGCTACAAAGACCTCGCACGCCTGTTTCCCTTCATTCTAGCAATGAGATACGCCGAACTTCACACTGACGTTCCGGAAACGGAGGAAAGTTTATCAGATACGCAGTCTTCAACCCAGTCAAGCGAAGGTAGTTACGACCCTGAATCTC